TGAACGTGTTGTCATTCGCGGTATAGTATATCTTGGGATCAATGACATCCACTTCCTGATAACGCTTCAACAGATCGTTGAAGGAAACAGGGGCATCGGACACGGCATAGCCGTTGTCCATAATGTAGCTACAACCGGCTACTATCGGTTCGAAAGACGACTCGAATTCTTTCTGGACAGCACTCTGGCGGTTGACACCAGTGCCGATAGGGGGGGAAGAGTCTTTCCTCGTGAGGGGCCGCGAGGAAGCGGGAGGAGGTGGCGGAGACACAGTTCGTGCCAACGCCACGGGGAGCACAGAGGCAGGCACGTACGCAAAATTGCCATCTTGGGGCATAGCAAACTGAACATCAGGTCCAGCCGCGGACCAGACGACAAGACCGATTATGGAATCAGCAGCAGCGTCATAGCCCACAATGGGTGCTATCACTTTGAGAACTAACTGGTAGGGAACTGAATCATTCCTCATCCAGGTGTTCGCATTCGGGAAAGGCACGGTCACGTCTGACACAGTGTCACCTTTGACTTCAATGATCTTCACGATATAATCGTCGAAGTTCTCGGAGGTGTCATAAATAGGCAACATGTACAGCGCAAAACGTGTTGATACAAACGCAGAACAAAAGAACTGGAACTTGAACTTCACGGAACTCTTCCACAACTTGAACTTGGATCTAAGGTAGCCAAAGGGAGTAGGCCCTGACAACGGAATATCCAAATTTGGAACAAGCGCGGGATTGTACTCAGCGACAGCGACGATACCGGGCAAGCCAGCATACTGTGCAAGGGTCCAATGACCTAGGCGAATTCCAGCGCCTTCGATCATCTTCGCGTAATTGTCACGCGAAAAAGTGGCTGCGACAGATCCGTCGGCCACGTCAGAGGAGAATTGATCCGCACCAGCGGTAGCAACTGCTCTAATGACATCAGCACGCTGCTCAGGTTTATCTAAGAGCATGGGTGCTAGGGGGGCGAGAGCAGAAACCGTAGGGGCCAAACTCGTGATAGTTCCAGTTCCGATCTTCAGAAGATCGTAGAGGGACCCAACAATAGTTCCAATAATGGGTATGGAAGATACAGTGGGTGCAATATCAGAAAAGGGCACGGGTTTGTCCGATTTCTCTCTCGAAGCAGCATCTTTCGCAGGAGTGGCAGCGAAAGTAGACTTGTAGGACACATCTTTTTTCTTGGTCGTGATTTCCATCTTCGACTGTTTCTCAGCGAGCGCAGGACGCAACTCAGGAGAGTAACCTTCGGGATCTCTGTTGAATTGAAGTTGAGGATTCCTGTAAGCACCATAGAGTTGAACTTTGACTGTGTCAGTAAGTCCAGCTGAGGCGAGGCGCAAAGGGGAAAGAATCTCAATACATACAAACAAAGCTTGATTGAGGGGGTCAAGGAAAACGTTGTTACTAGCAACGAGCCATTCCTGAGGGAAAGGATAGGCGACCAATATCTCCGCTGATTGTTGTGTGGCAGCGGAAAGAACCACGGGGTTGAGCAGACATCTTTTCTGACGATTCTGCCCATACTCTCGAACTCGTGGCCAGTAGGTGACCATAAGAGCTCCGGAGTAGAATTGGTTGGTGTTAATGCGAACCAGAAAAGCGAAATCAGATCGATACAACGCATACTGGTTCAATATGGGCGAGTGCTCGGTATTGCTTCGAAGAAGCAGCTCCAGGTCTAAGATCTGGAGAACACCGGTTGCACCTTCCGCCCAATTGAAAGTGATAAGTTCACGCAACCTAGACAACATTTGCACCGGTGTCTGATCCGGCAAGACCATAGGAGTCCTCGAGCCCTCTTGAGGGGGCACGAAAACTTGGTCTCCAACAGAAGTAATGTTGGCTTGGACAATAGTATTGTCCGTAGGGACGAGCGCACTCGTCATTTCTTGAGGTGTAAGAGCCATGGGTAAAGGCATTAGAGGAGACTCCCATGTGAGTTCCTCGCCAAGGACATCGAAATCCATCGACGACCCACCGAACGCGACTGTGCGAACGGTCAGGATTTGACCATTTTGAGTAGCTCCTGGCAGGAGACCTTGTAGAACAATAACACGGAACAGGTTCTTCCGTGTTTCGAGTGGTAGGCACTCGACCCGGGACAGAGAGACACTAGGCATAGTGTTTCTTGATCAGCTCAGATCGAGCTTGACCAAAAGGGATGATAGGCAGATTAATGCGATAGGTGGTACACGTAAGAGACACAGCGCGACACACCTCTTTGTAGAAAGCTTCTTCGTGCTGAACGGCTTCCTCCATGGCACTTCTGCATCGATCCATCATCTGCTGATCGAAGTCAGTGGCATCCTTGCCACGAACCCACATGAGCATGTTGCGAATGGTAGACTTGGGCAGAGGGGCCCAAACATGTCCTCCAAAGCAATAGAACAATCTCTGCAGGTAAATGGCTTTGTCCTTCGGGACAGCCATAGGAACGGCACTCTTATCTCCATTTGTGATGATCATGTTCAGATCTTCTTCACAAAGTTTCTGGTAAGCTACAGGACTAGCTTTGGAACTAGAGGGCCAGACGACAATATCATCGTCAGAATAGGTGGAGAGAGGAGGGACTGGTTCTCCGATGGCGTCGGCGTAATGAACTACGCTGGCAACCGAAACGAAAGAACCAAGGATGGAAGTGAGGTAGATACCAGAAGGATCTATACCATCCAGAAAATAGGCAGTGGAATTGCCTACATGAACTTGATAACCAAGGGACTCGAGAGCATGCGCAGTGCGCACTTGCTCCTCAGTCCTCATGAGAACGAAACGTTTGAACTCATTTATCGCAGGATAGCGGATATTGATATCGTGGCGTTCTCGATCGTTGGTCCAAATCTGAACATCTTTTCCGAACATGTTGAGACGGGAAGCAAGCTTAGACCAATCCAACGAGGTGGGATTGATACCAACAGCACAAGCGCCAGCCCACGGGGTGGACTCAACGGCGCGAGCGAACATGCCGAAAAGGCGCCTCTGGATCAAGAGCCAGATCAGATCAGTAATGTAATAGACACGAGTTTTGCCTAACTTGACACGCACCAAGTCACGGAGTTCGTCCTTGAGATCATCATGGATCCACATAGGAAAAGGTCCGCGGCCTAGCAAATCCCATGCTTCTTCTAAAAGGTCCATGAACCAGGAAGCGAAAGTTTCGCTCTCGCTATCCATAGCATCGCGACGTGTCTTGTTAAGCGTCTTGAGATAAGGGCCTACGGATGTAGTAAGGTCGATTTTCTTTATCTGACCATATTTGGTGTAACAGCCGAAGGCGGCTTCTTTCCAGGTGAGCAAACGAAACTTCTCGCCTGGAGGAACATGCGGGAAAAAGAGAGGATCTACTTTCTCCGCAACGAGGGGATAGGGCTTGTAGTTTT